AAAGAGCTTAAAAAACTAAAATTTAAAAATGTAAAAATACAATCTTTACATTGTGAAATTATCAATCTAAGGTCTGGTATTATGAAAGGCCAGACTTTTGACAGTATGCCGAAATCTCAGAACAATGATAATCGTACCGAAGAAATGAACATCAAGGCTATTGATCGTATAGCTGAACTCTATCAAGAAATCGAGAGGGAATACAAGGAACAAGAGGAACTCGTTAGAGCGATTGAAGAGTTAGAAGAGCCAATTGAGAACATTGTAATGCGATTGCTCTACATCGACGGTCTATCTTGGTCTCAAGTAGAAAGAAGATTGAATTGCAGTCCAGCTACTATCCAGCGAGCGAGAGATAAGTCCTTAGTCAAGCTTTCTAAAATGTTTGATAACAATGATAGCAAATGATAGTTTTGATGTGCTATTATTGTATTGTCAGCAAGTACGGTAAAACGAACTGATGGCTCCTTTAATAATTTTTTTGTAACGGTATCAGGGACAGGCCAGTGATTTCCTCTTAGTCTTTTTGAGTTTGGTCTCTGATGTCGTTATTTTAGACTTTTAGTGTAGCGGTAACACAACAGTCTCCAAAGCTGTTATCGTAGGTTCGATTCCTGCAAAGTCTGTGAGAGGTCTTGCATCAAGTCACACATTGTGTGGCTTTTTGTTTTGTAGAAAACGGAGGTGATGGAAAATCGCTAAACTAACTTTAAAACAACAGAGATTTGCTGATGAGTACATCATCAGTGGGAATGCGACGGATGCTGCTATCAAAGCTGGCTATGCTAGGAGGTCGGCCGGCCAGATAGGTGAGCAGAACTTGAAAAAACTTGAAATTAAGGAATACATTGACGAAAGGCTGGCTCAGCTTGCGTCTGAGAAGATTGCAACGCAAGAAGAGGTCCTGAGTTATCTAACTTCGGTGATGCGAGGGGAGACACAAGAGCAGACCTTGATAAGCATTGGAGAGTTAGGTCAGACGATTACGGATATAGATGTTGGTGCTAAAGATAGAATTAAGGCGGCTGAATTACTTGGTAAGCGTCATAGGCTTTGGACAGACAAGGTAGAGGCTGATGTCTCTGGAACGGTGGTGTTTTCGAATGAGTCAGACATACCAGATTAAGCAGGACGATATTGTCGTTGACTTGCCCAAGACAGTAGGTGCTGGATATGGTAAGTTCTGGCGCTCGAGAAATCTTTATCGAGTTGTCAAGGGTTCCCGTGGTTCGAAGAAGTCAAAGACGACTGCTTTGAACTATGTTATCCGTCTCTTGAAATATCCTTGGGCTAATTTACTTGTTATTCGTAGGTATTCAAATACGAACAAGCAATCAACCTATACGGATTTTAAGTGGGCAGCCAACCAGCTAAAGGTCGCTCATAAATTCAAATTCAATGAGTCTTTACCCGAAATCACAGTCAAAGAGACGGGCCAAAAGATTTTGTTTCGTGGTCTGGACGATGAGCTCAAAATCACATCTATCACAGTTGATGTGGGGATTCTTTGCTGGGCATGGTTCGAGGAAGCGTATCAAATCGAAACTGAAGATAAGTTTAGTACAGTTGTTGAGTCTATTCGTGGTAGTTTAGACGTACCTGATTTCTTTAAACAAATCACGGTCACATTCAACCCGTGGAACGAGAGGCACTGGCTCAAACGTGTCTTTTTTGATAAAGAGACTCAGCGAGCCGATACATTCGCTACTACGACCACCTATCGATGCAATGAGTGGCTGGACGAAGTCGATATCAAGCGCTATGAGGATTTGTATCATACGAACCCCAGACGGGCGAGAATCGTTTGTGACGGCGAATGGGGAGTTGCTGAAGGTTTAATCTACAACAACGTGACTATCAAAGACTTTGACAAAGATGAGTTGCTGCAAAACCCTGCTAACAAGTTATGCATTGGTCTTGACTTTGGTTTCACTCACGATCCAACAGCATTGTGTTGTTCGCTGATAAATGACACGACGAAAGAAATACACATCTTTGACGAAGCGTACAGAGTTGGTCTGATAACCAAGGAAGTCGCTAAGATGATAAAGGATAAAGGTTATCATCGCTCGCAAATTATTGCAGATAGCGCAGAGTCACGACTGATTGAAGAACTGAGGTCGGAACATGGCATATCTCGAATCAAAGAGAGTAGGAAAGGAAAGGATAGTATTATGGCAGGCGTATCCAAATTGCAAGGGTACGTTATTTATGTACATCCAAATTGTGAGCATATCATGGACGAATTTTACAGTTATTGCTACCAGCGTGACAAAGATGGTAATTGGTTGAATAAACCAGAAGACAAGAACAACCACTTGATGGATGCACTGCGATACAGCCTTCAATGTATTGAAGGTGGGAAAGCAACCGTCCGCAGACGTTCGCAGTACGGCTTATAGAAAGGAATTAAATGTATCAGATTTTAACTTATCCACGGGATGGATACGATGAAACAGCTTTGAGTAAGGAATTGATTTACAAGCTGATTCGCAAGCACACGCAAGAGCACAGTCACTTGCAGAAATTGAAGAAATACTATTTGGGTGAACATGCTATCTTGAATCACACGAGACGCAACGTGAACGCACCTAATTACAAGACAGTAGCCAATCACGCTAAAGACATCGCAGACACATCTACTGGATATTTCATGGGAAATCCTATCAAGTATAACAATACTGCTGAGAGCGACCTTGAGCCTTTGCTTGTAGCTTTCGATGGCGCTGAAATAGACCAAGTGGATGCGCAGAACGCTCTTAATATGGCCATCTATGGACGTGCTTACGAGTACATCTATGCCAAAGAGGGATTGACTGAGCTAGATTCGACTAGCGTGGACCCCGAGAATGTATTCATCGTTTACGATGACAGTATTGAACGCAAGGCCTTGTTTGCGGTGTATTACTACGAAATTAAAGACGACACGAAAGATGCGACTAAGTATCAAGCTGAAGTCTTTACTCAGAATCTGCACTATCACATCGTGCTGCGTGATTCGAGTATAGGAACAACGAAGAATGAGCAGGTAGAGCCTCATAACCTCGGGCAAATCCCAATCATTGAATATCGCAATAATCACTTTGCGATTGGCGATTATGAGCAACAAATCAGCTTGATTGATGCTTATAATTCTTTGATGGGCAATCGCGTCAACGACAAAGAGCAGGCAGTCGAGTCTATTCTTGTACTTTACGGTGCGCAGTTAGCTGACAATCTAGAGGATGCCAGGGAAGCAATGAGCATTCTTGCTGAAGAAGGTCTTTTGGAATTGCCAGCAGATGCCAAGGCTGATTTCTTGAAGAATGCTCTGGATGAGAACGCAACTGAAATTTTGCGCAAGGCTTTGAAAGAAGACATTTACACGTTCAGCCATGTGCCGAACCTGACAGATGAGAACTTCGCAGGCAACAGCTCGGGCGTAGCCATGGAATTCAAGCTACTGGGCCTTGAGATGATAACTAAGACAAAAGAAGCAAACTACAAGCGAGGTCTAAGACAGCGGATTGCGATTTTTGCTCATTACTTAGGCATGCAGCAGATTGCGCTTGAAGCTCATTCAATTGTGCCTCAGTTTAGCCGTGGATTGCCTAAGAACTTGCTTGAATTGTCACAGATTATCAATAATCTTGAAGGTAAGGTCTCACTTCGTCAGCTTATTTCGCTCTTGCCATTCGTTGAAGATCCTGATGCTGAACTTGAAGAACTCGAAGAAGAGAAAGAGAAGAATAAGGACCGTGTGCCATTCTTTAATCAGACTAACACGAAGCCAGACGAAGAGGTGATAGATGAAGAACGAGGAGTACTGGACCAATAGGAAGGCTAATCTCATCTATGAGCAGATGGATAAGGCTGAGAGGCAAGCGGACAAGTTTGACGATATCTACAGGCAGTCAAAAGCCTATCTAGACAAGCAAATCAACAAGGTCTTTGATAAGTTTCAGCGTGATTATGGCTTGAGCGAGCGTGATGCTCTACAAGTCTTAAAGAACATGAAGGACCAAAAGGACTTGAATGAACTTCGCAAGGTGCTTGAAGCTAGACCGAATGACCCGAACATCCAAAGACTACTGGCTGATTTAGACAGTCCAGCTTATGCTTATCGTATGAAGCGTCTAGAGCGTTTGAACGATGACTTAGACCGCATGCGTGAGTCAATCTATCATTCAGAGAAATCAGGTTCAGATGCCTTTTATAGCGACTTGATGAAGGATAGCTACTACAAGGCTACCTTTGACTTGCAGCAGCAGACAGGACTAGCATATAGTTTCTCTAGTCTCCCTGAAACTGAAATTAAGCGTCTACGAGGCCTAAAATGGACAGGAGAGGCCTATTCGGACAGGATATGGTCAAATACTGGGGCGCTCGCTTCAAGCGTGAAAGACGAGCTTTTGGTAAGCCTTATGACAGGCCGAAGTACACGAGACACTGCTCGGGCAATCGCTGAACGATTTGATGTTGGCCAAAACAACGCAAGGCGTTTGGTTCGGACTGAGTCAGCCTTTTTTCATAACCAGATGGAACTACTTAGCTATGAAGAAGCAGACATAGAGAAGTATATCTTTGTGGCTGTTTTGGACAAGCGTACCTCACGCATTTGTCAGGAGCATGACAACAAGGTCTATGATAGAGATAAGGCTGTTCCTGGCGTCAATTGTCCGCCTATGCACCCTTGGTGTAGGTCCACTACTGTTGCATACGACGAGGACGCAGATTACAGCAAGCTCGAACGCAGGGCTAGGAATCCTAAGACTGGCAAAGTTGAGTATGTGCCTGCTGATATGACTTATAAAGAGTGGTATAGCAAGTATGTTGCGAAAGACGGGGAAAAGGTGTATAATCAGGGTATGAGTTCGATTGATTTAATGGCAAAACAACGGTCTTTTGTTGTTGGAGATGATATTCGAGTGAATGCCAAAAAACTCAGCGGAACCGAGTTTGATTTTTGGGTACAAGATAACACAAAGAAAATCAGAGATACTGTTTTTAATGTCCAATCAAGCCTCAAGGAATTAAATGATTTTCCAACTCCAACAGTTGTTTTTTTGAAAAAATCAAGA